CTCGTTTCCAATTTCGAAGCGAGCCCCAAGGTCTTTAACCCGATCTACCAACAGCATGCACGCAAGCGTGTGGCTCAGGGCACCATTGCTCTAGCCACAACCGATATCGACAATAACGATATCATTATGTGCGCGGCATTGCCTGTCGGAGCCTCTGTTACGTCAATCAAGTTGGCGGCGGATGATCTCGACAGTGGTGGTTCACCCTCCCTGACGTTCAATGTCGGACTCTATCAGACCGATGGAACCGTCAAAGATGAAGATTGCTATGCTTCAGCGATTACGCTCGGCCAGGCCGCTACGGCCTTCACCGAGTACGCGTTCGAAGCTCGCAATATCAATCTTTGCGGCCAGCGTGTCTGGGAAGACGCCGGCGATTCGTCGCAACCGGATGACGCTCAGTACTACCTGGCCGTCACGGTTCAAGCAGCTGCGGCTACCGCAGCAGCGGGCGATATGAGCTTTCAGATCGAGTACGTTATCGACTGATTAAGTGGGGGAGCTGGCGTTTGCGGCTCCCCCATTTCCTTGTTTAACCAAATAGGTGATTTATGGCTAAGAAACCTGCCGCCAAAAAAGCAAAAGCAATCGTAACCTCATCCGGTGCCGCCGTTGTTGACCCCGATGAGATCCGCGCCCGCACGAACACGCCGAGCTGGGCAAAAAAGAAATAAGGCAGCTGCTGCCGGATGTGCTGACGGCTGAAGAGGCCGCCAGTCTCCAGGTCGGCCGCGTCGATCTGCAGCATCCCCTGGTTGAACGGCTGCGGGATCTGATGCCAGGTGACGTTGTACCCGAGGCTTATGCGCGAGTAGAGCGCAAGGCTGATGGCCATAGCTGGCATGTGGATACGGGTGACGGCGGCCATATGCCCTGGTGCCGATACTCAGGCAGCGTCCTGCTTTCACCGCCGGATACGTTCACTGGCGGTGCGTTTAGGTTTCGAGACCCTGCGGCTGAATATAAGCACTACCTCTCGCTGCTGAGTTACAGCTGCGACCAGGAGCACTGCGTCGAGCCCCATGAAGGGGAGCGGCGCGTACTACTCATATTTTTGGGGGCCCTCGATGGCATCTGAAGTCGAAACAATTAACAGCGCGCTCAACATGATCGGCGCGACTAATATCATCTCGCGTGGTGAGGACAGTAAGTCCGGCCGCGTGACAAACCAGCGTTTCGATGCCGTTCGCGACTCGGTGCTGCGTGCCCATCCCTGGAACTGCGCAATGCAACGCGTTGCGCTGGCAGCTGATGCCGATGCGCCGGCGTTCGACTGGTCTTATCAGTTCACGCTGCCTACAGATCCTTTTTGCCTGCGCGTCATGCGCCTCGACTACCTGGACATCGATTTCCGCGTTGAGGGCCGTAAGATCCTGTGTGACGAATCCACCATCAACCTGGTCTACCTGGCCAGGGTGACAGATCCCAACCAGTGGGACGCCTTGCTGGTCGAAGCTATCGCCGCGCGCCTGGCTGCCGACATCAGTTTCGCCCTGGTGCAATCATCATCCCTGACCTCAAATATGTTTCAGCTTTACGAGAGCAAGCTTTCCGAGGCTAGGTTTGTGGATGCGACCGAGGGCACGCCTGGTGCCATCACTGGCGTCACAACGTCCGGCGCACTGCAGTCTGATGTCTTAGTCAATTCGAGGCTCTGATGGCCAAAGCCAACTTTGCATTCTCTAACTTTACAGCCGGCGAGCTGAGCCCGCGCCTTGGCGGCCGGACAGACTTGTCGAAGTACTACAACGGCTGCAACCAGCTCGAGAACTTCCTGGTGCACCCGCATGGCGGGGCATCGAGGCGGCCAGGCTCGAGGTACGTGGCCGAGTGCAAATCGAGCGCTGCGCAGTCACGCCTGGTGCCCTTCCAATTCAACGTGACCCAGGCCTATATCTTGGAGTTCTTTAACAACGGGTTTCGCATCTTCAAAGATGGAGGCTCGGTCACCAGCGGATCTCCCGCCGCAGCCGTCGAGGTGACGACAACATACACAACCGCGCAGCTCGATGCGTTAAAGTTCGCGCAGTCTGCAGATGTGATGTACGTGGTGCATCCTGATCACCCTGTTCGCAAGATCTCGAGAACCTCGCACACGGCCTGGACGATCACAGACGTTGACCTGGCGCGGGGCCCGCTGCTCGATACCAACACAACGACAACGACTATGACCGCCAGCGCGCGCACCGGCAGCTCGATCACGATCACAGCCTCAGCCGTGACCGGCGTAAACGGCGGCGATGGGTTCACCGCCGGCGTCGATGTCGGGCGCATTATTAAGCTGCACCATGGCTACGCAAAGATCACGGCGGTGACCAATACGACCACGGTGACCGCTACCGCCCTCGAGAACGAGCGGTATGTCGCGGAACTAGAGCCCACCTATACCGCTTCGACTATTGCGTTCGTTGAGGGAGATCCCTCAAGCACCGGCCTCGAGCATAATGACCGGATCACGGACACGGCCAAAAACTTTATCGATGAGGGCTTTGAGACCGGCATGACCATTACGGTCACCGGCGCGAGCACCGGCGGCAATAACACCGACTACCTCCTGGTGCAGGTGACCGCAGACACGTTGCTGATCGCACCGTCTGATGATGTCGCGAACGAGTCAGCGAGCGCCTCGATTACAATTGTCGGCAAGCTCGAGGCCGATGATGAATGGCGGCTTGGTGCTTTTTACCTGGCCAACTATCCATCATCAGTAGCGTTCTACGAACAACGCCTGGTGTTTGCCTCAACGGCCAACCAGCCGCAGTCCTTGTTCTTCTCTGTCGGCGGTGATTACGAGAACTTCACGCCAGGCGTCCTGGCCGACAGTGCCCTGACCTACACCATCGGTTCGAACCAGGTGAACGTCATCAGGTACCTTAGCAGCTCGAGATCGCTGCTTGTCGGCACATCGGGCGGCGAGTTCGCCGTGCGCGCATCGGGTGCCGATGAGCCGTTGAGTCCGGCCAATGCGCAGATCAAACAGCAGTCGGCGTATGGCAGTGCGGATGTGCAGCCGGTCCAGGTTGGCAACGCAGTGCTGTTCTTGCATCGAGCTGCGCGCAAGATACGTGAGCTGACGTACAATTATGACAGTGACAGTTACATCGCGCCGGATCTGACAATCTTGTCGGAGCATGTAACCGAGAATGGTCTGACGCAGCTGACCTATCAGCAAGAGCCCGACAGTATTGTCTGGGGTGTGCGCTCCGATGGCGTCCTGGTCGGCATGACCTACCGCCGTGATGAGCAGGTGATTGCCTGGCATCAGCATAAGATAGGCGGCATTAGTGGCACCGCCACGGTCACGGTCGCGGATTACGCCAACATCTCCGTGGGAAGCAAGATCACCATAACGAAAAGCGACGGCACCCAGGTGGTGTTTACGTCTGAGGCGGCGGGCAGCTCTGACCCTGCCGATACATCTCTAGGGTGGCGGCCTAACACCAGCAATAATGTGACCGCCGACAACATCTATACTCGAATAAACGCACATGCGGATTTCACGGTAGCCAACCCGGCCGCCAACGTAGTCACGATCTACGAGACAACGCGCGCCGGCGTTGGTTTCTTGACTGTGGAAACCACCGACGCCATCAGGCTTGTGCCGACCAGCCAGAGCCACGCCCTGGTCGAAAGCATCGCGACCGTACCAGGCACGCAGGAAGATCACCTGTATATGATCGTCAACCGCACCATCGGCGGTGCGACCAAGCGCTACATCGAATACATCAAGTCCTGGGATTTCGGCACCGACATCGAGGCCGCGTTTTTTACGGACTCAGGCCTAAGCTATGACGGCGCAGCTGCAACCAGCCTAAGCGGGCTTACGCACCTCGAGGCCGAGCTGGTGCATGTCATCGGCAACGGTGCCACGCACAACAGCAAGACGGTATCGTCTGGCGCTATCAGCCTGGACCGATCGGTCACCAAGGCCGTGGTCGGCCTGCCATACACCTCGAGCCTGCAGACCATGCGCCTCGAGGCTGGCGCAACGGACGGCACGGCGCAGGGTAAGATCAAGCGCATCGATGAGGTCACCGTCCGGCTGTTCAGAACCGTTAACGCCCTGGTGGGTGCGAACGCCGACGATACAGACCGCATCAGTTTCAGATCCGGCGCGGAAGCCATGGATGTGGCCATCCCGCTGTTCACTGGTGACAAGAGCATCGAGCTGAACACCGGCTATGACCAGGACGGCTACGTGATGGTGCAGCAAGACCTGCCTCTGCCGATGACCATTATATCGATTATCGCTCGAGCACAGACCTTTGATTAGGCTGATCGACTTCGAACCCGATCACGCCGAGGAGCTGTTCACGCTCAATACAAGCCTAGCCACAGCCGATCACAAGTTCCTCAAGCGGCGGTGGATCGAGAACATGAAGCGCGAGGACCGGAGCTTTACGCTCATCGATAACGGTCACCTGATCGTTGCCGGCGGCATCTTTGAGATCTGGCCAGGCATGGGCGAAGCCTGGTTGATACCGAGTGATAAGATCGACAATTACAAGCTCAAGATGATCAAGACGCTGCGCAGGCATATGGACAAGATCATCGCCGAGGACAACCTGGTGCGATTGCAGGCCAGTGTGCGAGAGGACTTTCCCGTGGCGCATCGGTTTATCGAGTTCATGGGATTTGAGCGCGAAGGTTTGATGACCAACTACGGGCCTGACGGTGCCAATCACATTTTATATGCGAGGACAACATGACAGAGGTTGCCGCCGGCGCATCGATGCTCGGCACATACATGCAAGTGCAGGGGGCTCGGGCCCAAGGCAAGGCTGAAGCAGCGGCGCTCAGATATAATGCTGCTATTCGAGAGCGCAACGCAAAGAAGACCGAGATTGACGCGCAGTTCACGCAGCTCACGCGTGACATTGCGGATATCAATTTTGTTGATGACTTTGCCGAGCTGCAATCCGAGGTCGGGCAGCGGACACGCAAAAACGGCTTTATCATGTCGGGCACCGGCCTCGATGTTTATATAAATAATGCCAAACAAGCGGATGAGGAACTGGTTGCACGCCAGGTGGAAACATTTGCAGAGATCCAGGGCATCCAGGAACAAGGCGTCAACGAGCGCCTGGCGGCGTCCCTCAACCGCATGGATGCCAAGAGCGCCATCCGCGCTTCGAACTACCGAGCAGCCAGCGCGGCCATCTCTGGTATCTCCCGCACCGCGTACATGCTGAGGTAGACGATGAAGGTTCCACAATATAAAGCGCAGACCAAACTGCCGGCCTACGGCGGCGGTATGTTATCAGCACAGGCAAACCCAGGCCGCATGGGATCTGTCGGCGCAGCTCAGGCGCAGATGGGTGCTACCATCGCCAATGAGGCCGTCACCTGGGGCACGCACTTTCGTAAGATCGAGATTGCCACAGAAACAGCAGGCCACGTTGAGACCTTTCGCAAGGAACGCGAGAAGGTTCTAAGCAACGCAGCGCTGCAGGGCGTCAATACGTGGATGCAGGGCGGTAAGCAGCAAAACTACAACGACAAGCGCCTATCCGTTGAGAACAGCCTCAGCCTGTTCATGAAACAGGATATCCTGTCGAAGATCAAAGATAAGACCATCCGCCGTGCCGTTCAGACGCAGCTAAACGCCGATTTAATATCGACTATGACGCAGGCCAAGCCGCTGCTGCAGAAACGCTATCTGGACTTCTCGCGTGCCGAATCAAAAAAGTACCTGCAAGGCAAGGCGCTCGAGCTGGCAAGCATTCCGCATGGCAGTAAGCTCTACGAATCAAAGTGGAACGCATTCCAGACTGAAGCACAGAAGTATGCCGCGCTCGGCAACTGGTCGGCAGAGGATGTCTACAAGTACACGGCTGGAGCCGAGGGCTCGATCCAGGAGCTGCGGCTAAACCAGGACATCATCAATGCGCAGGGCAATGTTGGGAAGTTGCAGCAAGTCTACAACAACATGCGAAGCACCAACCCTAATACTGCTGCGCAGTACAACAAGATCAACCCAGACCGCATGTTGCGGATTACGGCACAGGTGCAGTCGGATCTGGAGCGCGAGCAAAAGGCTCAAACAGCGAAAGCAATCGCTAATGAGAACCGTGAGTTCATCAATGCTAATCGTAAGCAAGAAACGGATTTCGAATCTATAGCTGATGAGATCCTCGCGCGCCGGATCTGGGATCAGACTGATCCTACAAAACGCACGGGCAAAGAGCCCCGCCCTGTCAGTGTAACTGATGTGCGAAGGGCGCGTGTCGAGCCGCGCCAGCAGGCCGTCCTCGAGGACATGATTACCGGCGCTGCGGACATCATCAACCCAACGCGCGTCAACGCTTTGGAC